CTGACACACTCTTTCCCTACCCGACGCTCTTCCGATCTAGTATGTATAGCCCGTAAGTAGGTGAGTTTCTATCTGTATCCCATTCACCCCTTAGTGACTTGTATCCCTCACTGATAACGTCTCTGTCGAAACTATCGAAGGTGCCATCAAACTTCTTACTATATCGTATGTCAAATGTGAATATCTTAGTGTAGTACGGATAGCATGAACCGTAGTACTTGCGTTCCCATTCGAAGTCGGAAAGCTTTATGTGTCGCGTATCGAATCCCCATAGGAGCGAGTCGTTTAGTGTATCTACCATACCTTGACACAGCGCGTAGTCTAGAGTAGGTGAATTGAATTCTATTCTTACCTGTCCCCTGTTCTTATCGAATTCGACATTGGGACCGTGCAATTGCTCTAGAGCCGTGTTTACTAACGGGATTCCATTAATGTCATATGCCGCCTCTTCTGTATATTTGATTGCCTTACCACTTACCTTTGGTGGTATCAGCAATGGGTCTTCTACTTGTGTTGTCTGACAGTTGTAAGCATTGGGTGCTGGTTTAGTCGAAAATGTTAGCTACCCTTCCAAGAAGAAGTTACCCTCATTTGTAATCAAGGGAGTTAGTACAGTATCCCATCTCATCCACGACCATAAGTCTATATCATTACCTATGATCCATTGCTGGCCATAGCTAGGTAGACCCGACGCGAGTAATGCAGATACAGGTCCATCATTGGGACTATCGCATTTCAAGAGATATACGATTTTGTAGGTGCGGTGCCCTTCCGCATCCCTCTCGCCACGCCACCTACGCGGCCCTAGGCTCCTACATGCCATATTGGATACTCACTTCCATATTCTAGCTTAGAACTTCGCCGCCATAGGGACCATATCCTGAGCCTTATTTACAGCCCTATCTATGCTCTGCAATACCGTTAGTTGGCTCTTATTCACACTTAGAACCTCGCGCGCCTCTGGACCGCCCGGAGGCTCAGCCCCGATAGGTGGGGCTTCCCTAATCCTTTCTGACGCTTCGCCTCCCGCAATCGTACCGCGAATTAACATTCTCTCACGCATAACATCGGCTTGTTGCTGTATACGTGTTATAGCTTCCGCACTACCTGCCAGAGCAACATCGAAATTACTCAGTCTCTCCACTTCCTTATTGACACCCTGTAAATCCTTCTGCGCCTTTTCTGTAGCGCGCTGATAGACTTCCCACGATATAGCACCAGTATCTAGCAACTCATTTAGCTTGTCTATCTGGTCGGAGAATTTCTCATATGGAGTCATCACACTTTCTTTGATGCGATTCCCTTCCGCTGCGAAAGTATCCATCGCCTTATCGACGGCGCGTTGATATGTTTCCCAAGTGATGGATTGGTCTCCTAGTAGCTTGTCGAGATTGTCCATCTCATCGGCAAGCTTCTCTAGCGGCGTTCGCATGCTATCTGTAAGGCTGGCACCTTCCTTTATTGACTTGTCCCAATACTCCTCTTCTTCTCGTAAATTGGCCGCTGATCTTGCTGCTTCTAGGTTCTCATCGCCGATATCGTGTAAGCTGAGTTTGTACAACTGCGCATCGCGAGCGGACATACCCCAGGTATTGTTCTGTTCGTCCAGTGATTCCGTTAGCTTGTCAACGGTATCCATTGTTTTATTGAAATCCTCTGCTATCTCCTTCTGTTCTATCACAGCGTTTATCGACTCCATCGTTGCTGCTGTTGCACCAGTTTGTGCTATCTTGTATGCCTCCAATCGGTCGGCACTCAAGCCCATTGTGTCAATCTGATCCGTCAGATTATTGGTAAGCTTTGTGACCTCATCCGATATCTTCTTACCGCTGAATTCCTCTAACGCCGCTTCAAGTGTATGTACCCGGTCTTCTCCCTTCTCCATCTTCTTAGTCCATTCCGCTAACTGATTCTGCGCAAACTCTATCATCTTGTTACCGGGCACCTTATTCCAAATAGTATCTAGTTCCTTAAGCTCTCTCTTTGCGGATGCAACACCCGCCTTGTATCCTTCCATCTCTTTCTTAGCCTTACCCACTTCTGCTTCCAGGAATTCCTTTTTCTCTGGACCTCTCTTAGCCGCGGCACTTTGTGCTATAGATGCGGTGATTCTATCAAATCCCTCTTCCCATTTCTTGTTAAGCTTGATACCTCGCTCTATCTCGTCATTCAGAGTTTGAGTCTGTGCCTTGTAATAGGAGAGTCCAAGCAATGCGCCGCCAGCCGCTATCAGAGCCGCGCCACCTGTAGCGGTAGTAACTAGAGCCGCCAGTATCTCTCCGATAACTACTAAATCAGACATTAGTCCCCTAATTGCCTTGGCAGCGACCCCACTTGCTACGGCCAGAGCATACATCGCGCCTGTCAATCCTACAATGTAGACTGTTGCTTCCTTAAGTGAAGATGGTAGTCCCCTTATGGTATTAACAAATTCAGTTAATCCATGAATTACCGGTACTATTGCTTTAGCTACTGCTTCACCTAAGTCTGCCTTTAGTTCCATTACGGCATTACCTAGATGATGCAATGCCCCATGCGCCGTATTTGCTTCTGACTCTGCTACCTTAAACATCTTAGCCATTGCTGCATTGGCGATAGCTAGTTTTTCTATGTTATCCTTCGCATTCCTTAGAGCCGGGATGTACCTCGCTAGCATTGGATGCACTACACCTTGTTCTAGTGCAGCGGCCATACGTAAGGCTCGCTCCGCCCCTAGTCCATGTGCTGACGCTAGACCTATTGCACTCTTAGCGGCTCTCTCCGCTGCTTTCCCGGTTAGTCCGAAGGTTTCTGCCTTCTGTAGTAACTGGAGTGTCTCCCGTTCGCCGGTAGTAGTAGTCTCTGCTATCTCTTTCGAAAAAGTTCGATACTCTTCCATTAGTTGCTTAACCTGTCTACCATTCGCTTCTAGCGCTGCTGTTAACTTCACTATGGTTGTCTCTCTACCCTCAAACGAATGGAAGAATCCCTTCAATACTTCATACTCAGCAACCGCAGTGAATACTCCTATCAGTGTATGTCCAAATCGTGTCAGCGACTCCGTTAGACCCTCAACCTTATGCACATGTTTTTCTATTACGTCGGCAGCCTCCCTACTTTTCTCTTGTGCCTCATTAAGCATCTTAAGATAAGCTTCCGCATTGCCGATGATATTTACTACCATCGTCTCCAGTTCTTCAGCTTCGGTGGCGGATGCCATTATTTAGCCTTGCTGTCTTGTGCGGATAGTGCCTTGTCTATCTGTTCCGGCGTCATCCCGAGATTCCTCATGTCTGTAATCTTATACATGCGCTCGATCTTTTCCTTGGTCAGAATCCAGGGATGCCCCGGTTCCGGAGTCCACTTATCTTGTCCGTTACTATCTTTCGTCTCCGATGTCTTCTTAGTTTCCAGTGTATAGTTCTTAGATTCAAACCTAACTTTCTTGCTACTCAGTATGTATCTTACTTCATGCGTTAGTTGCATGATGTAGCAGTCAGTTAGTGATGGAGTATCCGCCGTCAAGTCGAGCCATGCAAGCTCTACTTGTATGTCCCATTCTGTATACTTCTCTAGGATTTCAGATAATGGTACGCGCTTAGCCGTTGCTAATCGGAGCTCTCTAGCGTACCATTTGGCAGTTTTTTTGCCGATTCCTCATCGCGCTTAGCTTTGTCTTTACTCTCTTCTTCGTCTAATCCTCTGGTCATTGACTTAGCGCGATTGAATAGGTCTTGAATGATGAAGTTAGGAAGCTCCTCTACCTCTGCCAGCGTAACAGCATGCAATCCGTTAGGAGGTATAACACGGAATAAACAGTGTGATACCAGAACGGGTACGCCGTCGGCAATACCACTGAAGCGAGATACCTTACCTTTCTCATCGAAGCTGGTACGTGCCAGAAGTGCATTACGGTATGCTTTAATTGCTCCGGCCGATCCTTCCTTGAGGATATAGTCAGTCCCGCCGAGCTTGATAGGGATTTCTCTTCTTCGGATATCCTCATAGACGATAGTACCAGATACCTCCCTGATGAATTCTTGCTTCTTAACTTCACTTGTTGGCGTGGAAGATGACATAGATACCGCTCCTGATGTTGTAAAGAGTACGAGTTATGTTCCGGCAGCGACGGTATATACCGGGGCAGCCTCTACGAAGTTAACTGGGTCCCAATTGGTCGGGGTGAGGGTACAAGTTACCATTGGCATCTTACCCTCTTCAAAATCCTCCGGTTCTACTTTCTCTAAGTTAGCATAGAATGACAGCGCATCCCCTGACGGATAATGGAACGTCCACGCTCCCGGAGTGTTAATCATATTCAATAGGTCGTTCCATACGTCAGGATCGAATGCTGCCTTGAATGTCAATGGCGTTAGCGTCTTAAGGTGTCTTGCATCCCATGTGCGCCATATATTATTTAGCATCGTTGTAGTGTTAATCATCTCACCGCCATCTATACCGGGCGGCTTACCGGATACTTCCCACAGTTGTAGACCGGGTTTAGCTGCCGCTGCAAATGTACTTCGGTATCCATCAGGCATTTTGTAGCCGACCGGGGTTGTACGGGCTGTTACTGACGGGGGTGCCATGTCTCTAGCTCCTTTTAGGTTAGAAAACCAATTGCAAGCATCGCATTGAGAGTAAACAAGCTACGCTTAGTCGCCGGGTTATCTTTTCCTATGGCGAGTATCTGCCTTAGGCTCGTTATAGAATGAACCGTATAAGATGCTGAGCCGATTGTAACCGTACTCATATAGACTGACTCAGCAAGTGCATTACGTACTTGATTTGCTTTAGTGAATCCGGTCGGATGATCGACACTACGGATACGTACCTGGAATCCGTAATGATATGGTGCCTCCCCCGATAACATAATGCGCCCATCCGCTGAGCCATCAGTATCATATGTGGTTAAACAGTTATCCGGTATGCTTGGCTCAGTGCTAGCAAATACTGACCAATCGGGAGGTACGTTAACCGATGGACCGGGTGTTATTGTTGAATCAACACCCTGTCCAATTGCTATTAGGAGTTGCCTTACAATGTCGGCCGGAGAATGCTGTAGTAGCGCTGTCACGGTTGATCCTCACGCGCCATAACTGCGACTTGTCCACTTGCTAGCGTCATTCGGCTTACACCTGTTCCTGTCCCGGTCCCTGTGAATATCCCCACTAGGTTATAGTCAAATACGCCTACTCCCAGCGCGTTAGTCTGTCTACTGGTTAGCTCCACTTGTGCCTTCTTGATAGTACCGGATGGTATCAGTGCTATTCCGGGTGCTATCAGTTGACCCTCATTGATCTCCAGCTGAATCTTCATTCCAGTCAAATCCGGCCATGCTGCACCAGCCGTAACAGTGGAATCATTAATCCACTGAATAGCACGTCCGAACAGAGCGAGGTATGAATCGCCTTTGATAAGTACTAGGTTGGAATCTTCCGAGATTGGGGATACCACTGTTACGCGGCTTGTACCAATCTTCGCCATCGCTCCGCCGATGGTATTGGGTACTGCCGACGTTATGGGGGTCGCTAATATAGCCGCCGCAATCTGCGCCGGAGTGCCTCCTCCTCCGCCTCCTGCGACAGTTGTGTTAGACAGGTTAACAACAGCAGCCGGATTTAGGATATGATTCCAGTCTATACCTACATATCCAGCCGCACCCTGCGAAGCGGTCCCTAGAATCTTCCCTAGGTCAATTCGTCCACTAGTGTCTATGGAGAATAAGTTGAAATTGGTTGGGAATGTTACTCCAGAGATACTACCAACACTTCCAGATACGCTCGCTATGGTTGTCCCACTAAGATTAACTACAGTGGTTGGGGCGTTTATGTGTCCCCAATCTATGCCCATGTATCCGACTGCACCCGCTGAGGCTGTCCCGAGTATCTTACCTATATCTACTCTTCCCGACGCATCAATTGAAAAGATTCCGAAATTGGTCGGGAATGTTACTCCTAGTATACCACCAACAGTTCCTGTTACACTTGCTACACTTCCTACAACTGTTGATGCTTGCACTCTAAGATTAGAGTCAAGCATCGGAGAATCGCCGGAGTAGATGTTATAGGTATCTGTAGCACCCGGAATAATTGACCAGTTATGGTCAACAGTTACGCTAGGAGTTGCTCCACCTAGACCTGTGCCACCTACAATTATACGTGCCTCTCCTTGTGCTGTTCCGCCTGTTATCAGTACTTCCATACCAGCTTCCACACCCAAGCCGGTATTTGCAGCGAGGTTCAATGTATTAACTGTGTTACCGCTTCGAGATGTACCGGAGAGGAATAGGAACGGGTTGGATACAGTCTGAGTAATGCTTATTGTAGTGTTGGTAAGTGCTACCGTCGCTGTCTTGTTTGTAATCTGTCCCCAATCTATACCTACATATCCCGCCGAACCTATCGATGCGCTACCTCCGATATTTTTTGTGTTTACATCGGGGATACCGGCGGTTGCGGCTGTTACTGTTGTACCTAACCAATCTACAACATCTACCTTCGGTACTCCCGCCACGTTAGGGACAGCAACCGCGTTACCATTCCAGTTAACTACGTTGACTCCGAGTTGAGCGGTAGAGGTACTAACTGCTACGTTAGATATATTCTTGAGATTTACATCCGGTAGACCCGCCGTTGCTGGAGCCGCTACCACAGTACCGGCGTAGTTCTTTACGTTGATATCCGGTGTAGCGCTGTACTGGTTGAACTGTCGCAAGGGTATAGTTACATCGCATTCTGCCATACCAGAGGGGCCGCTTACTGATACCGTCAGACTCTTAGCATTGGAAACATTGTAGCGCGCATTATCCAGTTGAATCTCATATACGCCCTTATGATTTGTCGCATCAAGTTCTCTGAATCGACAATGTGTTGCTGTAGGTGCAGCAAATGTTCCTAGTGTTGCTATCGTATCAATAGTTGCACCGGCGGACGTATAGCTAGTGGTAGTCGCTTCGTTGTCGGCAATTGCTCCGATAGTTAGCCCAGCTGATACGTTAGTCAATCCCGTTAGTCCATTACCGGGTATGGAGCCGGATACGCTTCCATCCTTACGAAGCTTGATTCGTAGAATTATCGAAGTCTGACCTAGAACGTAGTCGATAAGCATAAGAAGATTTTTTACGCCGACATTCCGAGACCCGGTAGGTTCCCTGTTAGCTCATTATCATAGTACGGCCATATCTGATTTAGCTTAGCAGCAAGTGTATAGGATGGAACAAAGAGCATACTAAATGGTTGCTGGTACAGTAAAGCAACCTCATTTACTGTTAGCGCTCTCTTCCATATCCATACGTGATCGATTAGGCCATTCCAGAATAAGAAGCTAGTTCCCGTATCCTGTCTCCGACCGATTTCAAAATCCGTGTCAGCCAATGCGCCAGGGTCAGTATCGGACCCGAGCGTAAGAGTCTCTGCCCTACCATCTACATATAGATTAATGCCAGCGGCTGTATTCGATCCATCATATGTAAACACAACCTGATGCCATTTACCATCAGCGATGTTAGTTCCGCCTTGCTGCGACCTATAGGAAGTACCTGCGCCATTGACTATACCGAAGAAGATATTGGCATTGGGCGAGATAGTACCAAACTCCCATCCCGGCTGACCACCGCCACCTCCGCCGCTATTGAACTTAGATACAATAACCTGTGAATTCGCTGATATATTCGTCTTAACCCATGCTACACCGGAGAAGGGATTCGTCTTAAGAAAGTTGGCGAAGCCTGTACCGCATGATAGATACCCTGTTGTGCCATTAAATGATAACGCTGGCGCATTGAAGTTACCTGGCACCCATGTAACAGTACCATTGATCGTGCCGACAAATGTTTGATTAAGCGGTGATGCTCTCGGGTTGTTACTTCCCTCATTGAACGGCCATAGTACCGATGCACCCTGAGCGAGTTGCCTTGATCCATATAATCTCGACCACGCACCCGGCTTACCAGCACCGCCAAGCCCTAAGCTTGATCCGCTTGCCCCACCCCCACCGATATTCAGTGGCATATACCGGAGACCTACGTATAAGCGTTAAAAATCGCACTTACTTGGTTTGAGATATCACTATCAACTGTAGCACCGGTAGGGGCGTAAGCTGGCCCCGGCCAATCGGCTTGAACTGTTGCTGAGTCAGCAACTCCGATTGACATTAGATCGGTATAGCCCAATGGATTAGCGAGAATCTTCTGCGCGAGTGCTAAGCGATTCAACCGGTTAACAACCGCGATACCGGCCGTTGTGCGTGAGATTGCCACGGCGGGCGCGCTACCACCTGTGAGCGCGTCAGTATGTGTCATAATATTTTGTGGCGAGCCGCCTAACGTACCAGAGAAGGTTACACTTACGGCACCCGGTAGCGGTCCGCTAGTACATATGACATTACCTGCACCTACGTTCGAGAGTGCTTGTAATACTGCCTGGATTTGACCAGCTGTTGCATTGAATGGTATCGAAGCAGTTGTCTGACCGTTGAACGTCAGCGTAAATGTACCACCAGTTGGATTACCGGTTGTGATGATTGACTGCACTTCGTTTGCGACTTCGTTGTAGATAATAATTGCCGCGTGTACGATTGCTGCCATTACGCGCTGCTTAAAGACAACCGCTGTAGACAGATTGTAAACGTCTTGCAGAGCCATCTCTATATACCCTGTTGTCTAGAGGGATTCATCTTGATAGTCGATCCGGTAGCCGGAAAAGCTTGGTTCGTGTTATTGACTGCAATTACCTTCATTGGATAGGGCCGAATCGGTATGCTATATAATGGTATCTTTTGTGGCGTATTCACCGCCCTACATGGAAACGTGCCTATGAAGTTCTCAATGGGAAATACTGTAGCCGATCCGTCTGTATACCCATTTCCCATATCGTATATGACGTATAGATCGACTCCGGTTGTACCGTTAGGAGCGGTGCCGAATGTAACGTCTAGCTCGAAGTCAGCCAGAAACCATAGATTCGCCGCTAAATTGCTATTATCGAACGCTGGATTAGTCGCTATAAGCTGGATCGCTCCCGCAGCGCTTGCTAGAGCGTTAAGCTCCGTACTCATCATCTGAGTCTGAGAGCCTGCCGACTCCTGGCGGAATGAGGTTGTCATATACTGTTAGTCATTCAATCTTGTAAATGCACTATTCTTGAGTGCCCCTGTATCCACTGGCACCACCTTCTGACTTTCGCGCTGCAATAGTAGACCGCCGAGTAACAGTGATTGAGCAAATGTTTTTTTGCTTTGTAGTGCCTTGCTAATTATGTCGGCAATCTCCTTCTTGTGATTCTTCATTGGACCAGTTAGGAACTTCGCCTGTTTCCCTTCCTTGTGCTGTGCTTCCAAGTTCTCATGAACATAGATTGCATATGATTGAGTGTAACCGACGCTTACACTAACACCGAAGTCCTTATGTGCTGCCGCCGCTTTAGCTCTAAGCTTCGCAAGCAATCTATCTACATTCTTGATTTTCTTGATATCGGCCATGTAACTACAACTATGTTGGCGGGTTAAGCTTGTCCTTAGCCCGCATTAACTCCACAGTGCGG